GAGGTACCAAGCCCCGACGCAACTGCCTTGGTTTCTGAACGCCGTCGCGCGCCACTGAACTCGTTTTCTGTAGACCCGAACAACGCTAATGTTCTGATCGCAGAACAGGTAATACCGGAAACCGCTGGTGGCTGGTGGATACGAGAAATGGGTCTATTCGATGAGGACGGCGACCTAATATTCGTGTGCAACACTCCACCGACCTATAAGCCTCAACTGGCGGAAGGAAGCGGTAGAACTCAAGTTGTGCGAATGGCCGCCATTGTTTCTGATACTGCTTCTGTCACTCTAAAGGTGGATCCATCTGTAGTCCTGGCGACCAGGGAGTATGTAGATGTAAAAGCAGTAGAACTGCAGACTGAGTTCGATTCAAGACTGAAAAGCCGTAGGCGATATGTTGATACTGTCGATGATCTAAAACTGATTCAAAACATAGAGGTCGGCCAAACTGTAGACACTCTTGGCTACTATGAGAAAGATGATGGCGGCGGATCGGAATACATAATTTCGGAAGACAGTAGCGTAGATAACTTCTCATCATTTTCGTTGGTTAACGGGCTTTATGCTCACCCAAAGAATGAGTCAAAAGTGAAGTCTACCGAGTTTGGGATAATGCCAGACGGCTCTACTAACTGGGAGCTTGATCATGGTCCTCGCGTATCAGCAATGCTTAAAAAGCTTGGCGAAGGCGTTGAGGTTATTTTCCCCAAAACAAAACAGGGCAACTTATACAAGACTGGACTGAACATCTTCAACACCGTCGGCGACAATATAACCATGAGTTTTGAAGAAAGCGTCGAGTTCGGTGGAATACTTCATATTATAAGCTCCGGATCACCAATTTTTGATAAATCGGTGTCCGTGGAAACAGGTACGAACCCGACAATTACATTCTCCGAGCCACATACCATAACGTCTCCACGGTACTGCGTCTTCAGAGATACAGGAACGAGTCTGGACAACGGAAGCTACCTGGTGACTCCAACTGGGGCTACAACAGTGACCGTCGAAGCAGAAGTAACTGGAAGCGACTTAGGTTCAGGGTTATGCAGCGATAAGCCAATCCAGAACGTTAGATTGAAAGGCACCTACACTACCTATGATCGCTTCGGGGTCATCAACGTCGATGGAATGACCGCGGATAGGGTAATTTGTAAGTCAAATCCAGCGAAGCATGTATCTGGCTTGAATGGCAGAGGTGTTCATGTTTACTCGAGATGCAAGAACTTTGATATCCGAGAGCTTATAGTGGAGGAAACCGCCGATCAAAACGAAAGCGCCAACATGCATGCAGCTATTGCCTTTGATGGCGTAGGTCTTGAGAACATGAATATTGGCAAGATTTGGGTAAAAGATTGCAGAGTTAATGGCGTAATAATTCAGGGTAGATCCTACAATATTGGCCAGATTATCGTTGAAGCTTATGGACGAGGGGTAATGTCTTCGACAATACCGTTTGTTGGTGTAGAAGATTATTTTGGTCAGCTTAGCTCAGAAACAGCACACGGAGTTTGGTTTGCCAGAGCATCAGGGCATGTGGGCCTTATATCAGTTAATCAGAATAAGGGATTCTCAAGCCGAGCCTACGCGAACGTAGATGTTTTATTTGATCGTGATTACCTTGAATATGACATTTATCCAGATTCATTTGAAGACCTTAGAATGGCAATGTCCGTCGATGTCATTGAGTTGTTCAATGTTAAGAGTACGGGCGTTTCGTTCGGAAAATATAAAGGTGGTTGGAGTACAGCTCAGGTAGGAAAGATATCTGTATCTAACCTTGACGATGCCAATGCCATGCTCAATAGCGAATCGACAAGGCTCGAAAGAGGCGTAGTTGAAATAGCCTGGGCTTCAGCACGCATAGGCGAAATAAAGGCAGGAAACATAAAACAGGCATCAGTTTTGAAGCACAATGCGTTTAATCTACCTGCAAATGATCCATCTATGCCGAGGATGCCTTTCGTACAGGTAGACCTAATTGATGTTTTTGATCATGCATCCGAGGCGGTAAGCGTTGCATGCAATTATAATTTCGGAACGATAAAGTTCGATAACGTAAGCATAATAGACAACCAGTATTTAAACCCAAGCATAATTTCAAAAAACACAGTCAGATCAGGTGGCATTAAAAGTATTGTGGGCAAGCTTCCAAGCCCGGTTAACAAGTGCCTGCTAAAATTGCTAGGCGGAAGGTCCATAAATGTATCTTCAATAGAGAGCTTTAACTTCAACGCTAACGACGCCACCAACCATGCTGCCATTTTTTTGGAAGGTTGCACCTACAGCAATATTTCTTGTGTGAATATTTCAAATGATTCTGCGACGACAGGCGCGGGTATAGAGATGACTGATACCTACAACACAAAGTTAGAAAACGTTGTTGTCGAGAACACCGCTGTTGGGGTAAAGGGGTCCGCAAACTCACGAATGATGGCTATAGGGTGCGTCTCAATTAACAATACGACGAACACGGTATTGGCTGCATCGCAGTTAGCGGTAGACCTCAACAACTACAGTTGGACAACAGCGTAAGACCGGTTGGTTATGGCCGCTCCGGAGCGGCCATTTATCCTAAAGCTGCAGAAAATATGGTAGTAATCCGCATAGATGGGTAAATTATTTCAGCTGATTTTGTGCCAACGTGAGTCACAAAAGCGAAAGCTGGAAGACGGGGTCTCAGAGTTCATCATGGCAATGAAAACACCGCCATTGAGATGACCAGGAGGCGTCATGCCCGACCAATACCACCACGGCGTCCGGGTGCTTGAGATTAACGAAGGCACCCGTACCATTCGCACTGTTTCCACCGCCGTTATCGGCCTGGTAGCGACAGCCCCCGAAGCCCTGCCTGGCGTGGCGGCTGAAGCCGTTGTCCCGGCCATTGCCAACAATGCTGATGTACTGATCACTGCGGTCGCCTTAGGTACCGCCGGCAACCAGATCCGCGTCCGCTACGTTGATCCAGCGGCGAATTCCGAAGCGTTGGCAGTGAGTGTCAGCGGTAACGATATCACCGTCACCCTGGCCACCGACGCCTCCGGAGAAATCACCAGCACCGCCAACCAGGTGGTTACCGCGATCAATGGCAGCGCCGAGGCCTCCGCCCTGATCTCCGCCGCCAACGATGCCGGCAACGACGGCTCCGGCCTGGTCAACGCCGTGGACTTCACCACCCTGGCCGGTGGCGAGAATGAGCCCTTCCCGCTGGACACCCCGGTGCTGGTCACCCGCATTGACGAGGCGATCGGCAACGCCGGTACAACCGGCACCCTGCCCAAGGCCCTGGACGCGATCGGCGACCAAACCTCACCGGTCATGGTGGTGGTTCGGGTGGCAGAAGGTGCAGACGAAGCCGCCACAGAAGCCAATCTGATCGGCACCACCAACGCCCAGGGCAAGAAAACCGGCATGAAGGCACTGCTGGCCGCCGAGCAGAACCTGGGCGTAAAACCCCGCATTCTGGGTGTTCCTGGTCTCGACACCGAGAACGTCACTGCTGAGCTGGTCACCATTGCCCAGCAGCTGAGGGCATTCGCATACGCCTACGCACACAACTGCCAGACCATCTCTGAGGCCATCCTCTACCGTAACGGCTTTGGCGCCCGGGAACTGATGCTGATCTGGCCGGACTTCACCGCGTTCAACGTCAACACCGCAACCGTGGAACAGGCCGCCGCTGTTGCTCGGGCCATGGGCCTGCGCGCGAAGATCGACCAGCAGGTGGGCTGGCACAAGACGCTGTCTAACGTGGCGGTAAACGGGGTAACGGGCATCGACAAGGACGTGCACTGGGATCTGCAGGACCCGAACACCGATGCGGGCCTGCTAAACGCCAACGAAGTCACCACCCTGATCCAGCGTGACGGTTTCCGTTTCTGGGGTTCCCGGACCTGCAGCTCGGATCCGCTGTTCGCCTTCGAGAATTACACCCGCACAGCCCAGATCCTCGCCGACACCATCGCTGAGGCGCACATGTGGGCCGTGGACAAACCAATGCATCCATCACTGGCCAAGGACATCCTGGAAGGTATCAATGCCAAGTTCCGCGAGCTGAAGCTCCTCGGCTTGATCGTGGATGCACGCGCCTGGCTGGATCCCGAGATCAACACCAAAGACACCCTGAAGGCCGGCAAGCTGTACATCGATTACGACTACACCCCGGTACCGCCGCTGGAGAACCTGCTGTTCCGTCAGCGGATCACCGACCGGTACCTGGCCGACTTCGCCGCCCGCGTGAACGCATAAGGAGCTGAACAATGGCACTTCCCAAGAAGCTGAAGCACTTTAACCTGTTCGGCAACGGCGATAACTGGCAGGGCCAGATCGCCTCCCTCACCCTGCCGCCCATGGTCCGCCAGATGGAAGAGTTCCGTGGCGGCGGCATGAACGCCCCGGTAGATATCGACCAGGGCATGGAAAAGATGGAGTTCCAGTGGACGCCGGCGGGCATCATCCCGGGCCTGTTCGACAACTTTGGTACCAGCCAGCTGGACGCCGACCTGTTGCGCTTCTCCGGCAGCTACCAGCGCGATGACACCGGCGAGACCCTGCCCGTGGAAATCGTGGTCCGTGGCCGTCACCGAGAAATTGCCATGGGCGATGCCGAGCCTGGCAGTGACAACACCCTGTCCGTCACCACCACACTCAGCTACTACAAGCTCACCATCGGCGGTGAGGAAGTGGTCGAGATCGACGTGCCCGGCATGGTTGAGCGCATCCGTGGCCAGGATCGCCTGGCCGAACACCGCAGCAACATTGGCCTGTAAGGAACCCTGATTCATGAGTAAGCCCGTAACTGCAACTGTCGAACTGGATACCCCGATCAAGCGCAACCAGGAGGAGGTGTCCAAGCTCACCCTCCGCAAGCCGGCCTCTGGCGAACTGCGGGGCCTGTCCCTGGCAGATCTGATCAACATGGACGTAGACAGCATCACCAAGGTGCTACCGCGTATCAGCAACCCCACCCTCACCGAACAGGAAGTGCGGGAGATGGACCCGGCCGATCTGGCCGCCTGCGGTACCGAGATCGCTGGTTTTTTGCTGCCGAAGCGGTTGAAGGGGTAATCCCGCACCGCGTAGATGAAGCCATGGCTGACATCGCCGCCATCTTCCATTGGCGGCCGTCAGACATGAACGACATGCCCCTTTCTGAACTCATGGAGTGGCGGGAACACGCCCGCAGGCGAAGCTCGACGGAGGAGTAATGGCCAAGAACCTCGACCTGCAGGTGGTACTCGCCGCCAGAGACAAGCTCACCAAACCCCTCAAGAAGATCGACGCAACCACCACCGGTACCGCCCGAGCGCTGAAACAGGCCCAGGCGGAAACCAAGCAGTTGCAGAGTTCCCAGCGCGACATCTCGTCCTTCCGCCGGATGGACGATGCCCTGGGCAAGAACTCTAAAGCCCTGGCTGAATCACAGGAGCGCGTTCGCCGCCTAGGCCACGAACTCCGAACAACCAGCAAGCCCACCGCCAAACTTCGGAACGAGTACAACAAGGCCCGGCAGGAGGTGGAGAAATTCACCCGTAAGGGCCAGGATCAGCGCAAGGAGCTGGGCAAAGTCCGCAAGCGGCTGAGCGATGCCGGCGTGGACGTTCGCAACTTATCCGGCGAGCAACGGCGCCTGGCCGATCAGATGCAGGCTACCAACAACCGAATCCAGCGCCAGAGGAAGTACCTGGATCAGCTGGGCAAGGCCGACATATCCGGAAAGTTCAGCAACATGACCGGTGAAGTAGGCCGGTTCGGCCGCCGCACAGCTCTGGCAACTTCAGTTGCTGCTGCTAGCATCTTCGGTATTGCCAACTCTACCGCCACCCTGGGCGACCAGGTAGCCAAGACGGGCGACAAAATCGGTATCGCCCTCGGCCCCTTCCAGGAACTGCGCTACGCAGCTGAGCGCTCCGGCGTGTCTACCGAGAAATTCGATTCCAGTCTGGAACGGTTCATCAAGCGAATGGGCGAAGCCACCCAAGGCACCGGCGCTGCCCGAAAGGCCTACGAGGAGTTGGGACTTTCCGCTGAAGACCTGGCCAAGCTGACCCCAGAGCAAAGCCTGGAAGTAGTGGCCGATCGGCTCTCCTCCGTGGAGAACCAGTCCCAACGAGTGGCCATCGCCGCTCAGCTGTTCGGGCGCGAAGGCGTCGCCATGGTGAACATGCTGAAGGATGGCAGTTCAGGCCTTCAGGCCCTGAGACGCGATGCCAGAGCCACGGGCTATGTGCTCAGCGAACAGGCCGCCCGGGACGCGGAAGCCTTCAAGGATGCAATGCTGGACGCACAGCTGGGCATGGCTGGCATGAAGAACACCATCGGCGCCGAACTGATGCCCGCGATTACCGATATGATGGGCGATCTGTCTTCCTGGATGCGAGAGAACCGGGACCAGGTAAGCGCTTTCGCCTTCAACTTCGGTACCAAGCTCAAGAACGCCATCCCGGTGCTGCGTGATATTGCTGTCGGTGCCGCATCCACGGCAAAGACACTGGGCATAATCACCAGTAACCTCGCCACCATGGTGGGCGGTTTCGATAACCTGGGGATGATCCTAGCCGTGGTTCTGGCCATGAAGCCCATCATGGCCATCCTCGCCTTCGGCAAGGCCATTTTCATGGCCACCAGTGCAGTCGTCGGCCTGGCCGGCGGTTTACCGGCCGTTGCGGCTGGCATCAAAGCGATCGGAGTAGCGCTTACCGCCAACCCCATCGGTCTGATCATCGCCGCTATCGCCGGCGCCGGTTACCTGATCTACAAGAACTGGGGCGCCATCATGGACTTCTTCAAGAGCCTGCCAGCCAAGTTCTCCGGATTCGGATCCATGATCATGGACGGTCTGGTGGGTGGCTTGTTGGGCGGCCTGAAAAAGGTGAAAGACACCATCGTGAACGCAGGCCAGAAAACCATCGGCTGGTTCAAGGGCGTTCTGGGGATCAAGTCACCGTCCCGGGTATTCATGAGCGCTGGCCAGGACACCCTCGAGGGATACCGGAAAGGTATCCAGAAACAGGAACCGGCGGCACTGAAGCAAGTCAGCGGGTTCGGGAAGCGAGTGCGCAGTGTAGGTGCCGGCATTGCCATTGGCGCGTCCGCCCTGCCCGCTGCGGCCGGCGTCCAGTTCGACAACCGCCCACCAATCGCCACCGGCACGCCTTCTGCAGCCACTGCTGGCGATAGCGTGACGATCAATGTCTATGCAGCACCAGGGCAAAGCGAACGAGAGATAGCGGCCCAGGTCGATCGGATCCTACAGGAGCGCGACCGCCGTATAGCCACCCGTGCCCGCAGTGCACTGTATGACAGGGAGTAATCCGCCATGATGATGACCCTCGGAATGTTCGTCTTCGAAGTCCAGTCCCTGCCCTATCAGCAGCTGCAGCGCAGCACCCAGTGGCGGCACCCCAGCCAAAGCCGCGTTGGTCAGCGCCCCGCTTACCAATACCTGGGCCCGGGTGAGGACACTATCACTCTCAGTGGCACCCTTTACCCGGAGATCACCGGCGGCCGCGTAACCCTGGACGACGTGCGCATCATGGCCGACGAAGGCAAGGCATGGCCCCTGATTGAAGGCTCTGGCCGGGTGTTCGGATTCTGGTGCGTCACTGGCGTTGAAGAAACCAGCACCGTGTTCTTCTCCGATGGTGTACCCCGCAAGATCGACTTCACCATCAACCTGGTGCGGGTAGACGAGGACGACTTTCAGGCCTTCCGCGACCGTGCCGCCACCAGCCGGGATGCCGCGATCGGGCTCGGGCTTTACCAGCCCAGGCGCAATAGTGGAGGCATCGCCTGATGCAGCACCGAGCCCCTGATTATCGATTGGTGGTAAACGGCCGCAACATCACTCCAACGGTGAACGGCAGGCTGATAGACCTTACCCTGGATGAAACACCAGGGGATGAGGCCGACACACTGTCCCTCACCCTCAGCGACCACGACAACGCCCTGGAGATCCCGCCCAAGGGCGCAGAGATCCAACTGGCTATCGGGTGGAGAGGCCAGCCGCTATTCGAGAAGGGCCTGTTCATTGTGGACGAGGCTTCGTACAGCTGGGCGCCCAACGTACTGAACATCACCGCCCGCAGCGCCGACATGCGCAACGGCCTGCCCACACGTCGAACCCGCAGCTGGGACCAGGTAACCCTCAGCGATTTGGTAACCACCATCGCCCGGGAAAACGAGCTCGAACCCGTCATCGGCGGCAGTCTGGCAGCCATCGGCATCGAGCACCTGGACCAGACCGACGAGTCCGATCTGAACCTGCTCACCCGCTTGGGGGAACGCCACGACGCGATCGCTACCGTGAAAGCAGGCAGGCTCCTATTCACTCCTCGAGGAGAGTCAGTCACCGCCGGCGGTACCGCCCTGCCCTCCATAACCGTAAGGCCCCGCAGCGGCGACAGCGGTACCTACCGCGAAACCGATCGCGACGGCTACACGGGTGTCATCGCCTTCTGGGACGATGTCGACGCCGGCCAGCAGGTTCAAGTGCAGGTGGGTACGGAAGAACGGGTGAAACGTCTGCGAGGTACCTATGCCAATGAAAGCGAGGCAAAGAACGCTGCTCAGTCAGAGCTACGAAGGCTGAACCGTGGGGAGGCTGAGCTGTCGATAACGTTGGCCACGGGCAGGCCAGATGTTGGACCGGAGTGGCAGCTGCGAGCAGAAGGATTCAAGCCGCAAATCAACGGCCGGGAATGGGTGGTAACCAGAACCAGTCACAATCTGAGTTTT